GCCAAACGGCCTATCGAGAACGAGATGCTGGACGCGCTGAGGCAGCGCAACGGCGAGTACGACGCACAGAAACTTGCTGCCATACGCAAGCAGGGCGGCTCCGAGATCTACATGATGATCACGGAGGTGAAGTGCCGTGCCGCTGAAAGCTGGCTTAGAGACATCCTGCTGGATACGGGCACCCCGCCGTGGGATCTGCACGCAACGCCTATACCCGAGTTGTCCCCGACCGAGACCCGCGAGCTACAAGAAGCTGTGGCTGCACGGGCGCTGCAGTACGTCGAGGAAGCTGGTCAGGCTCCTACGCCGCAGGAGATCTCAGAGCTTAGAGAGATTGTAGCGCAGGAGTATCGCTTCGCTCTGTTGCAGGCAGCGCAGAACCGCGCTGACCGCATGAAGCACAAGATCCAAGACCAGTTTGCTCAAGGCGGCTGGTCTGATGCCTTCAACGACTTCATTACCGACCTTGTCACTTATCCGGCTGCCTTCATTAAGGGGCCATGCGTGCGTCGTCAGCGCCACCTTGGGTGGACGACCGACGAGAACGGGGCTACCGCAGTACAAGCGTCTGAACGATTAGCCCCCGAATATGAACGGGTTGACCCGTTCCGTATCTACCCCGAGCCGGGGATTACCAACATTAACGAAGGCTACCTGTTTGAGCATCACCCGCTCACGCGCACAGCCTTGTCGGACATGATTGGTGTACCCGGCTACGACGAGAACGCCATCCGGCAGATTCTCATGGAGGGTAGTGGCAGTTGCTGGGTCAACATGTCCACGGAACTGCAGAAGGATGAGGAGGAGCGCAAGTTTCACACCGAGATGCGCCCTACCGAGATCTTCGATGCCCTTGAATTCTGGGGCAAAGTCAGCGGCAAGATGCTCCGTGAATGGGGCATGGACGAGGTTGATATACCCGACGAGGCGAAGGAATACGACGCAAACGTCTGGGTCGTGGGTAACTACGTCATCAAGGCGGTGCTGAATTACGACCCGCTGGGTGAGAAGCCCTACGCCAAGACTTCGTTCATCAAGTGCCCCGGCTCCTTCTGGGGCAAGGGCATCCCCAAGATTATCGAAGACTTGCAGGCGGTTTGTAATGCCGCTGCGAGGGCGCTCGTCAACAACATGGGCATCTCCTCCGGGCCTCAGGTCGAGGTCAATCTTGAGCGTATCCCGCCCAACGAGGAGATCACTCAGCTTACTCCGTGGCGCATCTGGCAGACGCTGAATGACCCTGCCGGGTCGAGTGCCCCGGCGCTGCGGTTCGTCCAGCCCGACAGCAACGCGCAGGAACTGATGGCGGTCTACGAGCGCTTCAGTCGCCTTGCAGACGACCACTCGGGCATCCCGGCCTACGTGTATGGCGATCTCGACGTACAGGGCGCGGGACGCACCTCCTCGGGCCTTTCCATGCTGATGGGTGCGGCAGGCAAGGGCATTCGGCAAGTGGTCATGCACATTGACTCGGACGTGGTGAAACCCATCGTCACTCGCCAGTTCGTGTACAACATGCGCTACGACGAGGATGAGTCGATCAAGGGTGATGCCGAGATCGTGCCGAAGGGGGCGATCAACCTCGCCGTCAAGGAGCAGGTCAACGTGCGCCGCCTTGAGTTCCTCAATGCCACGGCGAACCCGCTCGACGCGGAGATCGTGGGCAAGGAAGGCCGCGCTGCCATCCTGCGCGAAGTTGCCAAGGGGCTGCAGATGCCCGTGGACGACATCGTGCCCAGCCGTGAGAAGCTGGAGTATGCTGGCAGGCTGCAGGCCAAGGCTATGGCAACAATGCCGCAGCAGGGTATGCCTGCACCGCAGGGAACACCGACGTTACCGGACGGCTCGCCTCAGGGCGGCATGGACGGCAACACTATGCAGAATCGTGACAGCGGGAGGGTAATGTGATCCAGCCCTCCCCGGAAGTTGTAAAGGCGCTTGCAGCCACTGTGAGGCAGCACCCAGATCTTCTGGAGTGGTTGGCCGACTGGCATCAGCATGAGCTTGCCCAGCTTCCCTATGCGAAGGAAAACACCGCAGCGAAACAGGGGCGCTGCCAAGTGTTGGGCGAGCTTCACAAGCTCGCAAAAGACTCCCCTGAACTGGCGGCAAAGCAGTAGGCTCGCCGTCTAATCACGCATACCGATAGGAGCGTACACCGTGGCACTTCCAGAGCAGATCCGAAAGCAAGACGAGGCAGTACAGGAATTGTACAAGCAGATCAATGGCGAAGGCGACACCCCTGAGAAGCAGGAGACGGCTCCTGTGCAGGATGAGGTTGCGCCAGAGCCGGAGGTCGGCCTGCAGGATTCCGAGACTGCGGACGATAATGTTGCGGAGGAGACTGCTGATTCTGCTCCATCGCCCACGGGTGGAGACAAGAGTGGTGAGGAGACCCTCCTGCAGAAATACAGGACTCTCCAAGGTATGTACAACGCGGAAGTTCCTCGTCTGCACCAGCAGAACAAGGAGCTTGGAAACCGCATTCAGCAGATGGAACAGTTGCTTGCTTCGATGTCCAAGCCGGAGAACAAGCCTGCGCAGCCGCCTACCCCCGAGAAGTACATCACGGAGGAAGACGTTGCTGAGTATGGTGACTCTCTGGAGGTCATGCGCAAGGTCAGCCGAGAGGAGGTTGGCCCGGTGATGGCGAAACTTGCGGCTATCGAGAAAGCCCTCGGTTCGTTGCAGTCCGACGTGGTGCCGCAGATTCAGGCGGTGTCCAAGCGTCAGGCAGCTTCGGCAGAGCAGCAGTTCTGGGCTGATCTGACCAGTGCAGTCCCCGATTGGCGGGAGATCAACGATGTACAGGAGTTCCAGAATTGGCTCTTGGAAGTCGATCCGCTGACTGGGATTAACCGGCAGACGTACCTTGAAGATGCACAGCGACAGCTTGATGCCCGTCGCGTGGCGAGCTTCTTCACGACTTGGATGAATATCTCTGGACGAGCCAATACCGCTCGATCCGATGGCACCGCGCCGACTCGCAAGGCCCAGTCCGAACTTGAGAAGCAGGTATCTCCGGGGCGTTCGCGCAACACCGGTACGCCTGCTCCCAACAAGGGCAAGATGTGGACCCCGGTAGACATCACGAAGTTCTTCGATGCTGTCCGTTCGGGGAAGTACAAAGGGCGTGAGGCGGAACGGGACCAAATTGAACGCGACATTTTCGCTGCACAGCGAGAGGGTCGCATCCAACCAAATGCGTAATTAGAGGTACCAAGCCATGGCTTATCCCGTCACTGGTGGCCGCCCCGACTATAGCGGCAATTTCATTCCTGAGCTTTGGTCTTCCAAGCTCATCGTCAACTTTTACGACGCCACTGTGCTGTCTGCGATCTCCAACACCGACTATGAGGGTGAGATCAAGCAGTACGGCGATACGGTGAACATCCGCACCACGCCGGAAATCACCATCCGCGAGTACGTGAAGGGCCAGACCCTGACCGTCGAGAACCCCGACAAGCCGAAGATCCAGCTTCTGATCGACAAGGGCGAGTACTTCGCCTGCATCGAGGACGACGTTGACAAGGTGCAGTCGGACATCAAGCTGATGGATCAGTGGTCGAAGGACGCTTCCGAGCGTATGAAGATCAAGATCGACCAGCGCGTGCTGACCGACCTCCTGCCGGATGTCGCAGCGACCAACAAGGGTGCGACTGCCGGTGCGATCACCAGCAGCTTCAATCTCGGTGTCACTGGTACGCCGCTGACCGTCACCAAGGACGGCAACACTTCGACCACGGCTGTGGTTGACCTGATGGTGGATCTCGGTACGGTGCTGGACGAGGCTAATTGCCCCGAGCAGAACCGCTTCGTGGTCATCCCGGCCAAGATGGCTGGCCTGATCAAGAAGTCCGAACTGAAGGACGCCTCGCTGTCCGGTGACGGCACTTCGATCCTGCGTAACGGGCGACTGGGCATGATCGACCGCTTCACGGTCTACGTCAGCCACAACCTGTACAACGCCGGGGGCGAGTTCAGCGTCATCGCTGGTCACAACATGGGCTTCACCTTCGCATCGCAGATGACCAACATGGAGACGCTCCGTTCGGAGACAACCTTCGGTAACATCATCCGTGGTCTGCAGGTGTACGGCTACAAGGTGGTCAAGCCCGAAGCGCTGGCGACTGCTGTCATTTCCTTCAGCTAAGCCTAAGGAGTAACTACTATGGCTAACTACACTGACTCTCTTGGCTTCAACAAGGGTTCGGCAGCGGCTTTCCCGGCTCACGGGCATCCTCGCTTTACGTTCCTCGATGTGGAGCTTGACTTCGCTGCGATCATTGCTGCGCGTACGGCTGCGGGTGCTACGGCGCTTGCTGCTGCGGATACGCTGCAGGTGCTTCGCGTTCCTGCGAACACCATCGTGTTGTCTGCTGGCCTGCAGGTTACGTCTGCAGAGTCCACCAACACCACGGCGACGTTCGACCTCGGCTTCACCGGTGGTAGCCCGGCTGCGGCAAATGCCTATGCAAACGACGTAGCGTCGAATGCACTGGCTTATGGCGTTGCGGCGCTGGATACGCCCACCATGGTGGCTGCTGAGGACACCATTGACCTGCTGCTCAACACTGCGGCTCCTACCGATGCGGTAGTCCGGGTGTTTGCGTTGCTCGTCAACGTCGAAGCGTA